CTTGTAGTGCTATGTTCCATTGTGCTATTGCATCATTTCTTCTAGCCTCTTCACTATCAAAAGAAGATGATCCAGCTTCTATCTTAATCTCATACTTGTCTACTGCGTCTCTTAATGCTTCTTTGTTTATTTCTCGGAATGTATCTTCTTCATCCCTGCTTTTGATCTTTATATTCTCAGTAGCATTATCGAATTCAAACTGTAGGATCTTATAAGATAATCTTACTAATGACTCTTCAAAGTTCTTTCTTACTTGCCCTGTTACTGCATCAGTTTCAAAGGATTGTATCTTAGCTCCTGTAGCAGTGTTAGTTAATGATTGTTGCGTTAGTGGTGTACTTGTATTTATAGTGAATGTTGCCGCTTGTATTTGTCTTTCGAAGTCGTTTTGTTCTTGGAAGTAAGAAGAGTTTAGCTCTGGTCTATCCATCATCTCAAAGTTAGCTTTAGCTTGTTCTACTGAATAAGGAGTAACTATAATATTTCAGTGTCATTGATTTACTTTTCTTGGATCTATTCAGCTTAACGGACTGTAGAGATAATCAGGCTTTAGTATCTTATTAACATATTCGCTGGCTCTATTCTTCTTCCAGTTTAGTTCATCTTGCATTCATAGTATAGGCTCAAGGAATCCAGTTGCAAAGAATGTCTCAGTGTCTTCAAATACTCTAAAGTCTTCAAACGGCATAGTAGATATTTCCTTAGCATAGACTAATAATACATCGTCTACCGTTCGGAACTCATACAACTTCTCATTAACCATACTAGGCTCATCTGATAAGTCATAATATCCATAGTAACACTTAACATCTAGGGTATCTGGTCTTATCATTTTATTTCCTACGAGTTGTGTTCCTGTTATAGATTCAATTCTATTCTTATAGGTTTCAAAATCTCTTTCTTTACTAGCTACACAACACTGGATAAGTTTATCAATATTCATAAACTTTCCTTTATTCCTTGTGAAGTATGATAGTCTTGCATTTCTTGTAATGTCTATGATACTAGGCATGTCCTCTAGTCTTGTATATCTAGGGTCGAAATACATATCAGTCCAGCTCTTTATGTCTATCCCTGTATATTGCTCATAGACTTCCTCTTTAACTTTCTTGGTTATTTGTGGTACTTCGTTACCCATTTCATCTATCATTATCTCCTCTTTATTCTCACTAGTTCTTTTGATTCTATACTTAGGTGATAACTTAGCAAAAGACAATCAATATCTTACTCATGCTCTAGCTCGGTGTCTTAGGCTTTCAATCATATCTTGTTTTTCGTAGATATCTTCTAGTCTGTCCTCCACTGCATCTGTAAGCTCATTAATATCAATGTTTGGATTATCTAGGTAGTCATCATTGCAATAACTGACAATAGGCTTTGGTTGTTTGCTCATTATCCTTGGAAGGATTCTATTCTCTATTTCGTGAGCTTTGTTTACCTTGAATGTAGTTTCTCGTGGTTGCAGTCTTTGGTTATCAAAAGTACTTACGGATTTGTAAATCCTTGTCATTCTATCTCTTCGGATTTGTGTTTGTGTTTCATAATTAGAAAAAGTATCTTGAATATGTCTTACAACTTCGGTTTGTTTAGCTTGGTTTATTTTCATGACATTTTCTAGTTATAAATTACATTACCGTTATAGTCGTATTCTATATTGAAACTTTGTTTTTTAGCTCCTGTGTTTGGTACAAGTTCGTACATATTGTATAGCATTTGCAGGCTATCAATAATATCATCATGTTTACCTCTTGGAAACCTCTTTAGTTCGTGTTCTAGTTCTTCACTTCCTTGTAGTGTGTGGTACACTAATCAGTTCTTATACAGTGATACTAGCTTTCTTATCTTACTTAGCTTATCTCCTGTTTGTGTTATTTCTTCTATGTCTGCGTATATTCCTCTTTTTCTCATTTCAGACTTTAGAAATGTTATTATAAGACTTTGTGCTTGGAATGCTTCTATTCCTACTTTCTCTGGTTGTCGCTTGTTTATATGGTATAGGATCTTTTCTTGCATTACATCAGCTGTTATTCTACCTGCTGTAATCTCTAATATATAACATCTATCTTCTATAAATCAGGCTGTAATTATACTTGTTTGATCATTCTGTTGTCAGGTCTTGAATGCTGGATCTACTGTAGTAAATATTCTCATATAACTAGGAGTAGGTCGAGCTTGTGTTCAATGGTATCTAAACCGTTCTTCGTGGAATTCTTGTGTTTCCTTATTAGTTGGTTCTTGTTGGTATTGGCTAGAGAATGTTTGTCAGTCTTGTTTTCTTAGTCAGTCTAGTATTTCTACTGGGAATCTCTTAGGGAAGAATGATTCTCATTTCTCTCTATAATCTTCTGTTTCTTCTGCAATAGCTTTAATCACTACCTTTTTTCGTTTTTCTCCTCCTTTATCCTCTAGTTCAATAAGATGTCAACAAAGATCATCATCGTGTATTCTTTGCATTATTATTACTATTGCACCATCTTGTTTACTATTTAGTCTACTATATAATGTATTATGGTAGTTGTTATTAACTCATATTCTTACTGTGTCGCTATCGGCATCATCAGGCTTCAAAGGGTCATCGATAACCATTATATCACAACCTTTCAGTAATAGTACCTGTAGATCAACTAGCATAGTATTGTCATCATGCCTTGTTTTCTCGGTGTGTTTTAGTGTTCTGGTCATCTTTAAGCTCAAGCCTTCTTGGGAATACTGACAAGTGAGTATCTGATTGATAGATTGCTCTACAATCTCAACTGTTATCTTGTGCTAGTCCACTTGAGTACGATATGCCTATAAACTTTATTCATTGTTTTTTGCCTAGACACCGAGCTGGGAATATTCTACTGACTATCTCTGTTTTGAGTGATCTAGGCGGTACATTGATGATAAGTCTTTTAGTCTTTCAATAATATACATCCTCTAACTCTTTACAGATTAACTCAATATGCCGATTCTCATCAAGTTTTATTTTCTTTTCTTTTTCTCGATAGTATAACAAGAACTTATAGAGAGAGTCTTGATACTCTTTAGCTCTCTCTTCCAGCTTCTTAATAGCTATTTGTTGCATTATTTGTTCTTTATTCATTATGGGGATTTTTGGCTATAAGTAAAGTTTAGGAGCCACTTGGAGTGGTGGCTCATAGGTTTCATAGTTAAGTTGTTTTATTTTCATTTTTTAGGAAGAGGAGGTAAAGATCAAATTCAAGTCTTATTGGTAAATTTCACAACATACATATCATCTTTTGGTCATAGGGTTATTCAATCATATCACATTTGCTTTACTATAGCTCATATATCTGGATACATTTTGTCTACTCATCTTTTTCAGTCAACTCATAATGCTTTAGCTACGTCATAATCTAACCAGTTTTCATATTCAGCAAAGTTCTTAAACTGTAATGGTGAGTTTGGTATTGCTTCTGATGTTAATGTTTTTACATCTCAGTATGCTTTTGCATTCTTATAATTAGGTGATGAATATATACCTTCTCAAAATTTAGCTGTGCCAGTTGGTCATCACTTTCATACTCATCTATAAAGAGTTCTTGGTACAGTTATTTTGTCACTTATATATTTACTATTACTTATTTTTTCTTTTGCATCATTTGGTAGCACCATTTTCTTGTCTACGATTCAATATTTCTCCTGTATCTTATTGCTTATTTCTTCTGTGCTAAGCCCTCTTTTTTCATAAGCTATTATTGTGTCTTTAACTTCTTGTTTCGATGATGTGTATCTTATTCATCAGTTAGAATTTTTTGCATAGAATAGTGTATCCTCATCACTGTAATTCAATATATCCATATCCTGCTCTAATACTTCACCTTTAGGAAGTTTAGGCAGTCATTTTTTAGGAAGAGTTGGTAAAGGTTTTTTATTAGCTTGTTCTCGTATTTGTTTGAGTTGTTCGCTCTTATAATCAGTATGTCAATCGGGTCTATATCAGTACTCTTGCAGACTATCTGCGTTTCATACTAAGTCTTTCACTTTTACTTTTTTCTCTATTAATATAGCATTTCATTTTAATGGTCATTGGCCATGTTCCTTTGCATATTCTTTGGTTAATGATACCCAGTCTCATGGAAAAAACTCTTTTGCATCTCATTTCTCTATTGTTCTATATATAATAACCTCTGCGTCTGGGTTATTTCTTACTCTTTTAATAATATCTATAGCCTTTCTATCTGGCATATAATTTCTATCTCCTTAATAATCTAATGCTTCTCTAGAATATATATCTGATCAATAAGAGTTTGTTAAGTCGTCTAATCTTGATCAGTTTGTCGAATCTGGTGGCCTATGTATTGACTTTCTACTACCTATGAACTCTTCTGCACTATTGTACTTCTTTGCCTCCTGCACTAAAGTATCAGTTTTAGCAATATCCTGCTCCATAGTTTCCTTTCATAATCACTTGAATCATTTAGGAGCTGGAGGAGTTGCTACCTTAGGAGCACTTCTTGCTCTCACCATCTTTAATACTTCTGCTTCTGCTCATTCAGGTATA